CGATTTTGTACGCGCTGGTGGATAAACGCCAGGGACTGGCGTACCAACTGGAAACACACCTTGCCGACCTGGAGCAGGCCGTCACCGGAGCGCCGCCGCCATGACCCGCGGCCGCTACTCCGAAGAAGTCCACGCCGCCTGTGTCGCGGCCCTGTTGGCCGGTCAGGACATCACCGCCGTCGCCGGCGAGTACAACGTACCCGAACCAACGCTCAGATCATGGAAACACCGCGCGCGGCGCGACGGCGCCGACCCAATTGTACCCGAAACCGACCGCACCGAGATCGGCCAACTACTAATCGCCTACATGAAGGACGTGATCGCCGCGATGCGCAAACAAACCGTGGTATTTGGCGATGAAGAATACCTCCGCAAGCAGCCGGCCGGTGAGCTTGGCGTCGTACACGGGATCCTTGCGGATAAAACCATTCGTCTTCTCGAAGCACTCGAAGCCGGGACCGAAGCTGACGAAGACGCAACTGACGTTACGCCAAGCCTACCGCCGCAGCCCGGCGCGCTTCCTAGCTGACGTCGGCCAAGTGTACGACGCCACAACGCGCGGTTGGTTGCGCTTCGATCTTTGGCCCGCGCAAACAGAAGTACTTTTACAGCTTGAACAACACCGCTTAACCGTGATCCTGAAAGCGCGGCAGTTAGGTTTATCTTGGTTGGTTGTGGGTTGGGCGCTCTGGCTGATGCTCTTCCAACCGGCCGCCACGATCCTGTTCTTTTCCAAGCGCGATCAAGAGGCCGTCCACCTGGTAGACTTTCGCCTGCAGGGTATGTTCGACCGGCTCCCTGACTGGCTGAAACCGCAGGCCTTGGTAAACAACGCCCACGAATTCAGGTTGGCGACCGGCAGCCAGGCGCTTGCTTTCCCAACGACGGGCGGCCGCAGCTACACCGCTTCGATGGCCGTCGTTGACGAAGCAGATTTTGCAGAAGACCTAGACGGCCTGCTAAACGCGGTCAAGCCTACCATCGATGCAGGCGGACGGCTGGTGTTGCTCTCGACGGCCGACAAATCCCGGCCCGAATCAGCTTTCAAGCGCATTTATCGCGCCGGCAACGACGGCGCGAACGGTTACAAGGCGATCTTCTTACCCTGGTCGGCGCGGCCAGGCAGAAACGCACAATGGTACGAGGAACAACGCAATGACGTACTTACGCGCACGGGCGCGACGGATGATCTATACCAGGAGTATCCGGCCACAGCTCTCGAGGCTTTGGCGCCCCGTTCTCTGGATCGCCGCTTTGCTGCTGAGTGGCTTTCTCGCGCTGACTGTAGCAGCCGGCATGTACTGGATTCTGGCCCACCCGTGACCGGGTTACGCACCTGGCGGGCGCCGCAGCCCGGCGCAGCCTACGTCATCGGCGCCGACCCCGCCGAGGGGAACCCGCAGAGCGACGAAAGCGCCTTGACAGTGTGCGACCTGTCCGGCGCACAAATGGCAAGTCTGGCCGGCAGACTCGAACCGGCGATCTTCGGCGGCATGTTGGCCACGGTGAGCGACTACTACAACGACGCGCCGGCCCTGGTCGAACGCAACAATCACGGTCACGCGGTAATCTTGTGGCTCAAGGAGTTCTCGCAGGTGCAAATACTCAACGGTCTGGACGGGAAGCCCGGTTGGTTGACCAACGGCCGCTCAAAGCCCTTGGCCTACGATACCGCCGCGGACACGTTGCGCGACACCGCCCCCGAGATCCCCGACGCCGAAACCTTGGACCAACTCACCAGCATCGGCACAAATCTCAGCGCACCGGAGGGGATGCACGACGACCGCGCGACCGCGTGGGTGCTGGCCCAGACCGCTCTAAGATTTTGCAGTGTGGGCAGCGGCCCGACCGCCGCAATCTTGCCGCCACGCCAAGAAGAGGTGGGCTGGTGAAACAAACCTTGATCCAACGCTTCGCGACCTGGTTGGCACGCGTTACTGCAATAGACGTGGGCAAAGCCAACGATGGCCTTGTCGCGCTACCATCCGGCACGCTCGACCGCGCGTGGAGCGAGATCAGCGCGCAGCTTACGGACGTGCTCGACGTGTGGCGCAAAAATCCGCTCGCGCGACGCATCATCGGCCTGACAACCGCCTACGTGATCGGCGACGGCATTACCCTCGCGACAAAATACGGCCCACTAAATCGCTATCTCACAACCTGGTGGAACGATGACAAAAACCTGCTCGACTTGGAGCTAGGGCCATGGTGCGACGAGTTATCACGAGCCGGGGAACTTTTTATTTCTTTGCATCTCAACACGATCAATGGTATCTCCTATGCCCGCCCAATTCCCGCTGCCGCCATCGACGCCATCGAGACACAGCCCGGCGACCTGCGGACAGAACTCAGCTATCACGAGACCGTCAGCCCGGATGATCCCGACTATTTGAATAACGGCCGCACGTGGTACAATCCGCAGCACACCGACGCCGACGCACCCAGCGCCACCGGCCACCGCCCGATCATGATCCACTTCGCCGTGAATCGCCCAGTCGGATGTGTACGCGGCGACTCCGATCTTGCCGCGATCCTGCCCTACCTGACATCTTACGGAAATTGGTTGCGCGACCGCGTCTTCCTAAATGCCGCGATCCGAAAGTTTCTGTGGATTGTGAAGGTCCCGAAAAACACAATCCCGCAGCGCAAAGCCGAGCTTAGGCAGGAACCGCCGCCCGGCAGCGTCCTCGTGGTGGACAAAGACGCCGAAAGTTGGGAAGCCGTGGCGCCCACCCTCCACGCCCAGGATGCCGAGAAAGACGGCCGCGCGATCCGCTGGATGATCGCGGCCGGCGGCCCCGGCTTGGCCCTGACCGACTTTGGCGAAGCGGAGACGGCGAATCTTGCCACCGCCAGCGCCATGGGCGATCAGCGCACCCGTTTCCTGAAGGCGCGGCAAGCATACTTCGGCTACATCCTCGCGCGCTTGGGTCTGGAATCCTACAATCGCGCGGTACGACTGAGCCTCGTGCGCGGCAAACCGGCCACACTCAAAGATATCCTGATCGGCTATAGCGACGTATCGAGTACCGACAACGGCATGCTGGCCACCGCGGCCGCGCAAATCGCGAACGCTCTCAAAACGATCTTCGATATGGGCGTCAACGGCAGCGCGTTCCAACGGTTGGCGCTCCGAATCATCATGCGCTTCGCGGGCGAACGATTGACCGAAAGTGACCTCGACCACTACTTACCCGCCGACACCACCACCCCGGAGGTTAACCATGACTGAACCCGTCGAAATCGTGAAATGGGTTTGCGATGGCGAACACCCTTGCCCAGATTGCGCCGCGCTGAACGGTAAGATTTGGCGCAAGAGTGAACCCCACCCCGCGCCGCCACTCCATCAATTCTGCCAGTGCGCGCTGGAAACGGAACTCGCAGATCCTTCAGACGTGCCATGGGGGGGATCGCAGACACCGCCCGAACTCAGCCAGCACCAGGGCTGCAGCTGCGAGACGTGCAACGCCGCGGCGCAACTCAGCCGCATCGCCGCGTACACCGATCTACACATGCCAGCGCAACTGTGGCAGATCACACCGACCGACCGCCAGCCGTTGACGCCCGACCGCCGCCACGAGTTACGCGCGGCGCTCAAGGCGGGCACACTGGACGAGCTACGCATCCAGGCCGATGTATTCTGCGCCACCTATCCCAACGCCAACTTTGTCCGCTTTCCCGACGAGGACCTAACCAGCTTCGCGGAGAGCTTCGTCGGCCAACCCTTCCTGCGCGATCACAACGACTACGAGATCGAGGCGCGCGGAGGAATCACGTTGGCAAGCCGCATGGAAGGCGCGTTGATGGTGCAGGAAATCCTCTTGACCGTACCGCGCGACATCGAAGCTTTGGTCAACGGCCAAATCGATCGCTTCTCCATCGCGTGGCAACCCACCCACCCGACCTGCACAGTGTGCGGCCAGGCGTGGCTATCGACCAGGTGCGAGCATTGGCCCGGCAAAACCTACGACGGCCAGCTATGCGAGCTGCTCTTCAAAAATCCGCGCGGCAAGGAAACGTCTGCCGTGAACACACCCGCCGTCGCAGGGACCGGCATCCGCTCCCTGTTATCCCAAATCTCAGTTCTGAAATCCCAACTTCTGGAGGCTACGATGCCCGACAAAACCTTGACGCCCACGCCGGAACCGGCTGGGACCACCCCACCCGCAGAGTTGTACGACGCCCTGCGAGACACCCTCTTGACCGCGCGCCTGACCACGTCGGGTTTGCCCGCCGCACTCCAGGACGCCACCCGCGCCAGCCTGCCGGCCGCGTGGAC